TGGAAGAAATCTTTTCGTACTGAATTGATTTCCCCGTTTCGACTTCCCCTTTAGGGGATCGAAGTTTACAGAGATAAGAATACCAATCAGGGGGCAATAACATCTCGCATACTTTTAAGGATATACTATCCGAAGCAGCGGCGAGATCCAACGTCGAATAAGAATCCGATGTTGGGTCGATTGACCCACGATAAGCCATGTTTTGATTTTTTACTTGAGAATCGAGATCAATATCCCAGCGCTTTAAGCGACTGCGGATATATCCGTCGACTCCAAGTTGAAGCATCAAATTCATAGCTGGTTCAATTGCAATAGTCCGATCAGTTTCAGCGGACTTAGGAACGGTAGTGATTCGATTTCCTGGTACAACCTTAAAAACACTGGCCCAAAATACCTCACGATTCAGTATCAAAGTCTTTGATAAATCAAAGCGCTTACGATAAGAATTTTCGAGATATCCGAGCCAACGTTTATTAGATTGTATAAGAAATCTAGCAACCGGTAAAGCATCTACAGTACAGCTATAGGGCCAGTTCGCATATTTATAATAAATATTTGAATTACCTTTATAGGTGTCAAGATTACTTCCCGGCCCATGCCGTGACCAACGGGTAATGATGTCCTTAGTGCAAGCTTTGTCACCAAGGAGCTTCTGAAGAAACGCTTTCGCGTCGGAGAAGATGTTTACGTCTTCTTCAGTCTCACCCCAACATAAGGCAGTATAACCACTATGGTTATATTCCTGACATACAACTTCAGACTGGTAAAGCTTATCCAGTGCTGCAGTTTTTCGTATGTCCTTGTCGGTGTCGAACTGATACTTCTTCAAAAGAGCGGAAAGCTGATACTTAGCACGTAAACAACTAACGTGTTGAGAATCTGCTAAGGAGACGGTACTATAAAACTGTAGTCCCCAAGTCTCCGATAGCAGACGATAAGAGAAAAAATCACGATCACGAATGATCTGATTTAATAACTCTACCTCGTCCGCTGTTAGAAATTCCGCTAGGTCATTTCCTAGAGCAGTTAATACCTTCCAAGGATAGTCCTTAGGTAGGTTAAGCTTAACTTTTTTGGTTAAACCATTCTTCTCTAGACCATTTGACCTTCTTTTGGAAGGTCGTACGGTTTTTGGCTTTTGAAATGTTACATCTTTCATGAAACATAACTCCTTTAATTAGGATTTAGACTTACCCTTGAAGAAAAAACTCTTCAAAATTGAAATTGCTGCACGGGCCAGAATAGTAATGACCTGAGCAGGTAATTTAATCAATTACTACACCATTAATTGGGTAGTAAGTGGGGTGAGAAAGTCGTCCATGAGAAGTAAAGCGGCCGCACGCATTCTTAAATCAAGAATTTGCGCATCGGTCATCCCCACAGGAAATGAGAAACCTATCTCAATAATTCCTGGTGATACATTGGCGGTGGTAGCATCAACACCATCAACAAGGAAATCTTCCGTAAGCTTTACTGCAGATTTTGCAACGCCACGGAAATTTCCAGATTGTTTAGGTTGAGTGCGAAAAAACGTAAGCAGATTACGACTAGCCAAAGTATGGTTAGAAGCAATATAGACAGACCGGTTTTGAAATTCTTCAAAACGGGAAAACTCTATAGTCTGCAGTCCGGTTGTACCATCGTCATTGTCATGATTGACATCAATACTAATTGTATTGTCTAACATGGTTTGTACTCCTTACTTGATTACGGATTTATCCAGAAAGCTTGCGATATTTAGCAAGGTTTTTCATGATAATTCCAAGGTCAAAAAGTTTGAGGGCATCCATCTTTATGTTCCATGATGGAAGAAAAGGACGAGAATACCCGGGGATACGTTCATACCTCTGTGTTACGATAGACTCCGAACCTCCGGTAATTCCTCCGGAAGGTGTAAATTGGAGTCCTTGATCGTCACGTATAGTGGTAACAGACGCATCCGACATAGTCGCTTTTTGAGTAGTGGTAGTCTTTACCGTTACCCAAGAGGCTAAATGTTTGATCCCCACATTTGGGGTCCAAGCCATTATAGTATCGCCAACGTTCCAGAACCAGTCTATAATGAAGCTGTAAGGAGTTAAATCCCAAGCAGCTGCAACTATAGAGTCTAAACCCCAAATTTGGGCATTAGACACAGTTTCTGATTCCGTCAGCACACCCGCTCGGACTTCTACTTCACACATTGTGGATCTATTCACATCAGCGAATGTATCCCAATATATAGAGTATTTTTCCACCTCCGCACTAACAGTGTCTGAATCTGAAACCATTTCAGATGCAAATCCTCTAAACGTCTGACGTCCAGGCTTATCTACAGATTTCTCTTTGAGAATCTTTAGAAGAGCCTTGACATCATGATAAAGAGGGCGGAGATTGTAACGGGCATTCATGTAGAGCTCTTCAAGATCTTGAATCGTAATCAAATCATCTTTAGATAAGGAGTTCTTTTTCCTTTTCTTTGGGATGTCTTGGCCACGAAGGAAGATCTTGATCTCGCGACGCCTTACGGCGCGTCCGATCTTACATACCTTTCTAAGTATGTCAGAAAGCCCTGCAATAGTAGAGCCTGCCTCTTTCATGGCAGACAAACTAAGAATCTCAGTATGGTCAACATTTGACCAAGCTTGGATTATAGCTTTGTCCGCTAGATCTTCCCAATTAGGAGGATCTATTGGCAGAAAGACAAGTTGATCAGGCATAACATGATGTAGTGGTTTAGTACCGCTACGATGAAATGTCCGATAAGGGTACCACCTTGGTGGTGAACACCCAAACTGTTGGATATCAATTTCGATATCCATATCAATCAGTTTACTTTCGGCTACAACAATCTCTTTAGTCATCGGATTATTAATAATCTTTCCGGCGGCAGAGAGTTTCTTGTAGTCAGGCGTTACAATATCATCCATCCAACTAGTATTGGTGACCAAAGAATGGCCTCCGATAATATGTTCGATATAAGATGACATTGGGCCGGGACCAGCAGAACAAGATCCAGCGGTGCCATTATACCAGCACCTAGAATCAAAATCTTGCGTGGTCACCTCACCGGGACGCTCACGGTGTCTACTTTCGGTCATATCAGTCTCCCTTATGGAGACGAAATGAACGTTAATACCTAGATGCCGTCTCAGAACATCGAGATATCATCACAACATAGTCGACAGTGACTAACTGTCATTACACAAAGTATGCAGTAAAATTACTGCATCCTAAACGGTTTCATACGTAACATACGCACGAAGCTTTGTAGTATATAGCCTATATTATGAGGTTATGAGCTTTACGC